TCTAATGCAAGCGCAAGAGGTTCTCTACCTCTTGCAAAGAGACAGGCAGGATAGGCCAAGACCCTTATGGGTAGCCCAACTTATTGCAAGTGGCAGTGACCTTCAATCCTTGCCTGTTTCTTTGCTGGTGGCAGAGACAAATCAAAAAGAAAGGAGGAACCTGATCATGGCTTTGAAAGCAAGAACGCTGTACGTGAAGGAAGTGACCCATTCTCTCAGGCCCGACAAGCGTGAATTCGAGGTCACAAAGCTTGTGAACACTTTGAGCTGGAAAATTGGGGAGAGGCTCTCATTTGAAGAGCTGGACAAGATCAACAGAGGAGAGATTACGGTTACGATTGGGCGTTAGCCTTGGATGGAGAGGCTGGTTTACCAAACACTAACAATCAAAAAAGGAAAAGGAGAACATCATGAATAATTTTGCTAATGCGGTTAGAAGGCATGCGTTTCTGAAGAAGATCGAGACCAAAGACGTTAATGAGGCTATGACCTTGGCTGGTCATGACTTCGAGGTCGAGATGGTTCCGCTTGAGATCAACGGTCAAACCATATGGGATAAGAAAGCCGTAATCCGCAAGGACAACGGCTCTTACCTCGGGACTGTTGGCAACAGCTGGCAACCAGTGCAGCCGAAGGTGATCTATGATATGGCTGATACGCTGATCAAAGAGACCAACGGCTCAATTACTGGTACGATCACTATGCAACGTGGCAGCGTGATGGGCTTGGCTCTCACGCTTGGTCAGAACGAGTTCATTCCTGGTGATCGGTACGAGTTCAACATGCTGTTGCTCACGTCCTTCAACATGAGCTATACGGTGCTGGCTAAGGTTCTCACGAGGCGTTTCTTTTGTATGAACCAGATGCCCAGCTCTAAGCAACTCTTCAGCCTCAAGCATACTACCTTTGTGAATGAGAGGCTTGGTGCAGCCATGAAGATGCTGGCGCACTACAACCAGGAGATTACTGGTTTCCAGAGCAAGATGACGAGGCTGATCAATGCGCCTATGTCTGACGAGGCAGCTCTGAATTTCTTCACTGGTCTTCTCCCGGCTGTGAATGAAGAGAGCAAGAGAAGCGTGACCTTGAAGGACAATGCCGTGGGCACCTTCATTGATCTGCTCTCTCGTGGTAAAGGCTCTGATTGGCCCGGTGTGCGTGGGACTGCTTACGGTGTTCTCAATGCGCTCACTGAGTACACCAACTACTACAAGCCCACGAGAGTGTTCGAGGGTCGTGAGCAAGACGAGGTAAAGTTCGAGAGCCTTGTCTTTGGTGCTGGTGGAGACTTCATGACGCTTGGCATGGCTCAGCTGTTGGACTATGCGTATGCGTTGGACAAGACTCCTGGCGCACCTATCAAAGTGAACTAGTGGTATCCTTAGCCCACTTGAGTGGGACGTAATACTGGATACCATATGCTGCTGGGTTTCTGGTTGACCAGAACGTAAGCAAGGACACGGCCCAGCAGCTTTAGACCTGTGCCTCCACCGGATGGCATGAGTTACCAAACCCACTCATCGGCAATGTGGAAAGCCGTGGCGCAGCAACGAGACCACAATCTTATTCAAGGAGGACAGTATGAGAGTACTGAGGTTCATATGGATTTGCTTCGAGGCATGCAATCCATTCAAGCCAAGACGATCTTTGACTTGGGGACAGGCATGGGTAGAGGCAGAAGGGAGGGGACTATGAAACGATTTGTGTTGTTGGAGAAGTGCGCAATGGGTTACACGTTGACTACACTCATTGCATTTGAAACTGTGGAAGAAGCGAAAGACAAAGCGAAGAAAGAAGCCCAGCTTCAGCCGGGTAAAGAGTTCTTCATTGCTGAGGTCATCGCAGTAACGAAGGGTGTTCTTGTTGTGACTACAGATCAAACAGGAGGGTAATGAAGTGTCCGGGTACACACAAACAACAAAGGTAGCATGTTGGTTGTTTCTTGGGTTTTCGATTGGAGCATTGCTTGTATTCCTATTCTAAACAGTCAGAGGCATCATGCCTCTGCATGGCATCACTCGAGACAAACGTCCTTCAAAGCAACAAGGACCGCAACCTTGGGGACGATTGCATTTAGCCAAAGGGGTGCCTGGACCTAAAGGGCTTGCGTTTAGTAAACGTGCCTGGTCCAGGTATAGCCCAATGGGGTGCAATAGAGTGGTGCCTTGCAGGTGCGTGATCACCGGGACAGCTAACTGGAAGAGAGCCTGTGTCAGTTCAATACCGAGCATGGGGTTGACAGGTGATGTGTCCAGGACAGTCACCGGGCATTGCTGTCGAAGGCGCAGAAAAGACCCGGTAGCGCAAACAAACTAGGTAAGGACAAAGGTAAGACGTGAGGGATGGTGATGGTGTAGACCGTCTGCCGGGACGCTGGACAACAGAGGGCTCAGGACCAGAGGCTCCTCACGCTACCTTGCCTAGTAACAAACAAATAAAAAATGAGGGGAGGTGAAACTAAATGAGAACATTTACTATCAAGTACGTCAACAGTGGCAGGATGGTAGAAGTCAAGGCAGTAAGCCTTCTTCAGGTGATCGTGTCCAGGTTCCCCGAGCCAGAAGGTGGGCAGTTTGACGAGAGGTCTGGCATGGGTGAAGTATGGGACGAAAAACGATTGACGAGAGCGTACATTCGGGAGGTGAAGAAATGATGGAGGCTTACATCATCGGGATTTTTTTGAGTGTTGTGATTTATGCAATAGCAATTTCGTCACAAAAGACAGGGTATGTGGAAGGTTATAAAGATGCCCTCTCTGGTAGGGCTCCAAAATTTTCAAACAAAAAGGAGGTGTAGACTATGAAAAGCCAGTACATTGTTTATCGTGGCAAGAAGCTTGCTTTGACTTGCAGTGTATGTGTCAATGCTGATGACCCACTCACGAGTGAGAAGAGCAGATGCGTTCAGTGCCTGAAGAATGGGCGCACCAAGTTCCAGCTGGACAAGAAGTACAGAGACGCAAAGCAAGGTGAGCATGAGTTAGATACTGACGAGGAGGAGAACGAACACGCAACTTTGAAGAAAGGAGGAAACACTGGATGAAGATCAACTTGTTTGACCCGTGGAAAATTCCCGTGTACGGGACAGCTTCTGCAATAGATGTCGTTGCAGTCGTTGGTGCAGCTGTGGCGTATTGTCTGGTTCTCAGTGTAGTCACAGCGAGCATAGTATGTAACATCATGTATTAGATCGGAGGGCAGTACAATGTTCAAAGTGAAACAGACAGAGCAATTGATTCAGTACTTCAAGACGGTGGAGCCGAGAATCACGCAGCTCGTAGCGGGTAAGGTGCTGGGTATTGATCGGCTCGCTTCAAGGATCTTTGACTTGAAGCAGCTCGGCTACATGATTGCCAAAGCAACTAAGAAGGACTTTGCTGGCAAGCGTTACACCGAGTATCTTTTTCTTGGGTAGGTCTAACCAGTGTGCTGGTGGGTTCAGTTCTGATGCTAACGCTGAAGGAAGACTGCCCACCAGCAACAACTTTTCAAAAGGAGAGAGTGCTATGTTTATTTCTTTTACATGTGAGAAATGTGGAGCTGCACTGAAAGGTGCGGTTGGTAATGCTCCTGTTGGTCTTGATATTGTCATCGAACCGTGTGAGTGTCAGAAGAGAGACTTCTTTCTTGACGCTTCCGCTGTGTACAATTTTCTTGAAACTTCCAATGAGCTGATCTTTGATTTCTACAAGGTCGATGGTACCAGGAGAGAGATCAGAGGGGAGTTCAAAGGATTCAACAAAGACAAGAGTGTGGCCTTTCTCTATGACAAGGACGATGAAGAGATGAAAAGCTTTCGAGTAAACAAACTGATCAGCTTGCAGTCTCATGGTCTTTTCTACAAGGTCAGGTAGTAACAACTGTAGGAGCAGGGGTGAGCTTCGTGCTTGCCTCTGCTCCTTTTGGCGTTTCAAAAATCTAAGGAGGTGGATGCAATGATTACAGCTCGGCTAAAGGTTAGCAATACTGAGCCTCAGAACAGAGAGGCAAAGGTGTATATGGAACTGGAATGGAAGGACAATGCTGTTGACGTGTACTCTGCTGTGGAGTTACGGCTGGACATCAGGCCATTCTATGATGGCATTGCTGTTGGTTCTGGCAGGAAGTACGTCCAGAGCTGGTCTCCAGTTCCTGACTGTGCGTTCCTGGAGATCATGGGTAAGTTTAACCGGGAGAACAGACTCGAAGATATCTTCTTGGACACAGAGAAAGAGGATGAAGAGGTTGAATAGATGGACATCACAGATCTTCCACAAGAGTGGTTCGATGTCAAAGCAAGAGAGGGAGAGGTGCGCAGATACAGGCATCCTGGCTGTAGTGAGGGCAAGGACAAAGCCCTCGCTGTGATCAAGACCAAGTGGGGATGGTACGTCTCATGCTTCCGCTGTAAGGAGAAGGGCTTCAAGCAAGCTGCTGACCTACCACCTGACAAGATGCTGAAGTGGCAGCAAGTGGAGCAAGAGGAATCGAATGAGGCATTGCCAGAGATCAAACTTCCGGGGGACTACAGGAAGAAGCTGCCAGCCGAAGGGCTTGCGTGGCTGTACTCTTGTGGTATCACAGACAGTGACATAGAGCAGTACCACATTGGGTACTCACCGCACAGGGACCGTGTAATCCTTCCGATGTACGAAGGCACGGAGCTGGTGTATTGGCAAGGCAGGTACCTTGGAGAGCCAGATGCGAAGCATCCGAAGTACGTCAACCAACATATGATAGGTAGACATGATATCTTCTTCAAGATCATAGATAGAAACACAGATCATGTAATCATAGTAGAAGATATACTTTCTTGTATAGTAGTGTCAAAGGTTCATGACTGTTATGCACTGTTGAACGCAACAGTGCCTGACCGTCTCGTGTTCCAGCTTGCTAAGAAGTACAAGACGATCTACCTGTGGCTTGACCCGGACAAACATGCAGCTATGGACCAGTGGTGTTTGAGGTACCAAAGCTTTGGGCTGAATGTCCACATTATCAAGACAGATCAAGACCCGAAGTACTACAACGGAGAGGAGATACTTGAAGCATGCAAGAACTAGCGTGGGTGTTGATGGTTGTATCAGTTGTTGGAGCGTGGCTCGTGGCAAGGGTGAACATCGTGGGCTATTACTTCTGGCTGGTGTCCAATCTTGGCTGGGTTGTTGTGAACGTGTACTATGAGATCTATGGGCAAGCAGCCATGTCGTTTGTTTTTCTGTTGCTTACAGCTTATGGAATCTTACAATGGAAACGAAAATTCAAGGAGGTGAAGTAGATGATCGACAAGAAATGTGAAGGGTGCAAGAAGGTTGTTGCCGTGCCAAGTCCTTACCAGGACTTCATTCACTGTGAGGTGTACGCATTCCCGCCAGCGAAGTGGAGACTCGGGACGTGTCCTATGGCTACTCACGTTGAGAAGGCTGTTGAGTCTCAGCAGAAGGTGAGAGTGGGGCAGCAAAAACAGAAGAAGGCGAAGTAACCTATACTCAGAGAGGAGGAATGATGTCTCAACTAGCAGCTGTTCGGGCTCTGCTCGCTTACGATTCTTTTGTCCGTTACAGCTCAGTGCTGTTAGGGCTGAAGAACTTAGCACCAGAGCACAAACAGATTATCAAGGCAATCGAAGAGTATTTCAAACGTTATCCCGACAAGAAGAACATAACTGTTGATGAACTGAGATCTTTCTTCAGCGTGACAAACCCAGCTGCAAACAAGGCTACATTCAGTGAGCTGTTTGATGCGCTGGAGCACCTGGAGATTGCCAACTCGGACTTACTCAGAGATATACTCAACCATTTCATTGAGGTTCATATCTGTGCCAGGATATCACAAGCTGCTACCGAAGTGCTGAATGGCAGCAAGGGCACAGCCGTGGACGAAATCGAAGGCATGATCTCTGAGTACCGGGAGATAGTGGGGGGCGCAGCTGACCCTGAAGACCTCTGGTATAACGAGTCACTGAAAGACATACTACAGAGAGAGAAGTCTGGCTCTCTGGAGTGGGGCATCCCATGGCTGAATGGAACGATAGGACCGCTCAAGCCGGGGACGCTAGGCCATGTGTTCGCAAGGCCAGATGGTGGTAAGACCAGCTTTGCTCTTCATCAAATAGCTCACTTTGGTTACGAGCTGAGGAAGAAGAAGGAAGATGGTCTGCTGCTATTCCTGAACAACGAGGAGCATCCGGGTGTAGTCAAGCGTAGGCTGATTCAAGCCATGCTTGGCTGGGACTTGGCTGCTATCTCGAGTGACCCGGATGAAGCAGAGAAAGCCTTCCTTACAAAAGGTGGTTCTAATATCAGGATCAAGGGCTCTGTCTTACATGTCAGGCAGATCGAAGATCTTATCATCACAGCCAAGCCGAAGGTCGTTGTGATTGATCAAGGTCCGAAGGTGTGGGTGCCCGGATACCGGGACATGTCAAGCGTTGAGAGGCTTGCCAAGCTGTACAACAAGTATCGTGAGCTGGCGAAGATGTATAACGTGATCTTCATTTCGCTGGGGCAAGCAGATGGTGCGTCTGAGAACAAGAAGTACCTTGGGCTCAGCAACCTTGACAACTCGAAGGTAGGCATACCGGGAGAACTTGATTGGGCTTTGGGCATTGGTCGTGTAGTGAATGACCCAGCGTTTGAAAATACTAGGTGGCTGAACGTTGCCAAGAATAAACTCACTGGCATTGTCGGCTCGAAGGAACTAATCTTTAACACGAGAACATGTCGTTACGAGGAGATGAAACGATAATGAAGAAAATATTTCTGGACTTGGATGGTGTCCTTTGTGACTTTGACAAGGGGCACACAGAGCTATATCAACTTGACTACCTTCCGGGAGAACGTAGAGAATGGACAGGTCCGCTCTCTGCATTCAAGAGGAAGACAGGTAAAGGCATAGAGGATTTCTGGTTAGGCATGTCTGTTGACTTCTGGTTCACTCTTGACAAGACAAAGGAGTGTGATCAGATCTTGGCGTTGGTCGAGCCGTTTGATGCTATCATCATCACAGCTCCACCTATTGGACACATAGACAGCACAGCGAATGCTGTGAAGGGCAAGACCAAGTGGATTCGCAAGAACCTGCCGAAGTACTTCTTTGAGGGTAGGTTCCTCATTGGTTCTGCCAAGGAGTTCTGTGCGTCTGATGATGCAATCCTGATTGATGACAACCAGGACAACTGCATCAAGTGGGAGCAAGCGGGGGGAAAGTCCATCCTGGTTCCACGGGAATGGAATGCGTACCGTGACATGCCTGTTGTTGAGAACATTCAAGCACAGCTCATGGAGCTGATGGGAGACGAGTACTAATGCGTACTATTGGCTTTGACGTTGAGACTACTAAAGTCCCACGGCATCATCCTTGGTTGGAGGGTGCACTATTGGTTGCAGTTGGAATGGCAGACGAGACGGGCTGGACCAAGACGTGGGTCTTCAATCACGTTGAGGCTGGTACCGTCAACCAAGTGAAGATGGTCGCTGAGATTCAGGAGGAGATTGATCGCTGTGACAGAATCGTTGGTCACAATCTAAAGTTTGATCTCAATTGGTTGAGGCTGCTCAACGTGGATTTCAGCCGTTGTCGTTTGTACTGCACCATGTTAACTGAGTACCTGCTCAGGGGTCAGAGGATAGGAGATCTCAAGCTTCATGATCTGTCTATCCACTATGGTATCACTCCGAAGATTGATATGGTCAAAACATTTTGGGATGCTGGTTGGGAAACAACTGAGATACCTCTCAAGATCTTACTGCCATATCTCGAGCAGGATTGTATCAACACGCTTGCCATTTTCCAACGGCAAGCAAAGCGGGTTATGAGTAATGGTAAGAACTTTGCACAGCTCGTGAAGATACAGAACGAGAACACGAGGAATCTTTCCGAGATCGAGTGCAACGGTATGAAGTTCAACAAGGACATAGCAAACAGTCACGTTAATAACATGGCTGAAAAGCTTGCTGTGATTGACACAGAATTGAAGATGGCATTCGGCTGGGACGTGAACCTAAACTCTGGAGACGAGCTGTCAGTGGCACTCTTCGGAGGTGTGCTCAAGCGTGATGGTACCGAGTGGGTAGTGCGGGAGCTGAAGCATGACAGTCTGTACTATGAGCGCAAGTGTGTTGTTGAGAAACTAATGCAGGGCATAGGCTTCGAGCCAGTGGAGGGAACGGAGTTGAAGAAGGAAGGGTATTACTCCACTGACAAGAACACGCTGAAGCAGCTGCATGGCAAGGGCAAGAAGCTGAAGCAAGTGAAGGATTGGCTGCTTGAAAGATCTCAGCTGTCCAAGGCTCTCGAGACATTCATTGGTGACAATGACGAGAAGGGGCTGATCAACAAGATTCAAGCAGATGGGTGTTTGCACGGGAAGTATAATCAATCGGTCACTAAGACAGGGAGACTGAGCGGTAGTGACCCTAACCCGCAGAACTTGCCACGGGGCAAGACAAGTCCTATCAAGCAGTGTATCGAGCCGAGGTACTCTTGGATTATGAATGCTGACTTGTCTCAGATAGAGTGGAGGGCAGCTGGCTGGCTGAGCCAGGACAAGGTCATGCTCCAGGAGATCAATGACAAGGTTGACGTTCACCGGGACAATGCAGTCAACTTCTTTGGTGCTGTTGACGGTACGGATAAGTTTGCGCAGCTCCGTACAGATGCGAAGGTCATGACGTTCAGATTGATCTATGGTGGTACTGCTTATGGTTTCTTCATGGACCAGAACATGCCACGCTTTTCAAAGAACAAGTGGGAGATCATCGTCAACAAGTTTTGGGAGAAGTACAAGGGGCTGAAGGAATGGCAAGACAACAACGTGAGGTACGCCAACAACCACGATGGTACACTTGTCAGTCCGACAGGTAGGCTGTTTGTTTTTGACAAAGACCCGAAGGGTGGGTACAGCCGAAGACAAATTTGTAACTATCCTGTGCAGTCACTGGCAACAGCTGACATCATGCCACTGGCAATGTGTCTCATTGGGATTGCAATGAAGAAGGAGTGGTACGAGAGCATCATGATAGGTCAGGTCCATGACAGCATTGTGTTTGACGTTGTGGACTCTGAGCTGAAGAAGCTTGCTCAGCTGTGTGTAGCAGTGTTCAGGTCACTGCCCAAGTATTTGGAGCAGACGTTTGGGTTTACTTGGAATGTGCCACTGGATGGCGAATGTACTTACGGTAAGAATTATCAAGAGCAGGAGACAATGGAGCTATGACAGAAGAGGAGAAGAAGTACAGAATCACGAGGGACAGTGCGGTAAGATGCTTGGCTAGGTGTGGTGCAAAGATTGGTGGTATCACGATCACCACTCGCAAGCCAGTGGGCTTGAAGCAGCTCGCAGCTATCGACTGTTTGGTCAACCACCATGATTTCAGGTGGGTAAGAGAAACCGAGAAGAAGAAACAGGAGGACAGTGAATGATTGTAAGAATTGATTCGTTGGAGAGAGGACAGAGAAAGACCAAGAAAGGATTCGATCAGGTTGGTATTCAGGTAGATGGTGTCCGCTTCAAAGAGGGACAGGAAGAAGGGCCATGGTCAAGGTTCTTCACCGATCAGTTCGATTCCGACATTGTGGCAGCTCTGGAGAAGATTGGTGTTGGCAACATGGCTGACATCAAGATGGAAAAGAACGGGCAGTACTGGAACCCGGTATCTGCCAAGGCTGCTGGTAAGCAGAGTGACGGTGGGTCACAGGGTAATGCTCCCGCTCCGAAGAAAGAAGAGAAGAAGTCTTCTGTCAGCAGAGCAGAGCTGGAAGCCATGGACAAACTGTACACCAGACAAGAAGCACTGGAGAGGGCAGTGCAGCTTGTCAACGCTGCTGTCCAGCTGAATGCAACGTCTTCAATCTTTCCTAAGACCAAGATGACCCTTGATCTCTTGGCTCAGGAAACGCTCAGCGTTGCAGAGATGTTTGAGAACTATCTCATGAGCAAGGCAGAGGGTACCCCAAAGGCTGACACTACAGCAGTAACCGAGGGGAAGAAGGAAGAAGCTGGTCCGATTCCTGATGAAGATGTTCCTTTCTAGTCAGCTACGAAACCTATTTCAATTTGGAGGGAATTAGTATGAAGAAGCTTTTGAAGATTTTTTCTGTGGTCATGTGTCTTGCGGTGTTCACTCTTTTTGCAACGCCAGCCAGTGCTTGGTACGCTCCTGAGACGGGCTACTATGAAGGCTCTGGCAATCAGGTTTACTTCTTTGAGCAGGGTTATCAACCCGGCAACGGTTCACAGTACACCTTCGTTGGTGGTTCTGAGGGTGGTAGTGGTGGACAGGGTGGTCAAGGTGGACAGGGTGGAGCTGGTGGAGCTGGTGGCAATGCCATTCAGGGACAGGCTCAGGGTATCTTTGGCTCTGGCAATTCCAGCAATACCAATGTCAATGGTCAGGGTCAGTCACAGGGTATCTTTGGTTCGGGGAATTCACACAACGAAAACAAGAATACCAATACGAACCTGAACACTAACATGAACTCTAACAAGAACGAGAACACCAACGTTAACATCAATGGTGGCAACAAACAGGGTCAGGCTCAGGGACAAGGACAACGCCAGAGCGCAGACAACAAGGGTGTGAATCAGACCATTGTCCAGACCTACGAGGACAAGCGTGATCTGATCTCTCCTCCTCCTGTTGCGATTCCCGAGGCACCGCTGTCTCGTGAAAAGTCAGGGGAGATCCTCACTAAAGGTTCTCTGTGGGGAATGGTTGCCAAAGTAACCGAGGCCGAAGTTGATTCCATGTTGAAGTGTGGTATCTTCGGTTGTGACATTGACGTGAAGGTGCGTGTACTGTTTGAGTCTGCGCCTACTACGGAAGTGACACTGTCCAAGACCGCTGGTGCAAAGTACCTCGGGACCATCTATGTTCTCTCCACGGGAGATGACATGATTGCATGCGAAGCTACAGCTATCAGGGAAGCTATGAAAGCTGGAGCCAGTGTGATTGTGAAACTCGAAGTGGACAGCAAGGTGGTGTCGCAGGGACAGAGCTACGGTGTTGGGCTCGGTGGTGGAGCGAGCATGTTTGGTCATGATGACACGATTGCTATTGCTCCCGCTGGTGGATTCGGATTTGGCAAGGCAAAGGCATCTAACGAGAGGTTGCCTCAAGCCATGTTCGCTATCTATGGCAAGTAACACTTAACCAACGGTGTGTGGGTGGGGAGTTTTCTTCCCCACTCACGCACTATCTGTAAAGGAGAGTGAGACCTATGGAAGAATTTATTGGGTATCCAAAGATACCAAGGCTGTCTCGGGACATCGTGATCACAGAGAAGATAGATGGGACAAACGCACAGATCTACATTCCTGATGATCTGAGTGATGCCTTCGCAGCTTCGAGGAAGAAATGGATTACTCCAGAGAAGGACAACCACGGCTTTGCCAAGTGGGTGCTGGAGCACAAGGACGAGCTGATAGCTGGGCTTGGTGCTGGCAGACATTTCGGAGAGTGGTGGGGACAGGGCATCAACCGTGGCTATGGTCTCAAGGAGAAACGCTTCAGCCTGTTCAGGGTTGACAAGTGGGGCGAGACAAGGCCGAGCTGCTGCCACATCGTTCCTGTAATATTCCAAGGGGAATTTACAACAGACAATATACAGATTGGAATTGAGATGCTCAGATCTTATGGGAGCTACGCTGCTCCCGGCTACAAGAATCCCGAGGGCATTGTGATCTTTCACACAGCCAGTGGGTACCTGTTCAAGAAGACACTTGAGAATGATGACAAACCAAAGGGGGCTGCCGAATGAGGAAGAGGAGAACACCAGAAGAGGCTGGGTTGTATGCTAGATATGACAATGTAAAGAGGGCTGCTGAGGATAAGGATAAATTTTATAAGCACAGCAAGCTTGTGTCTGTACCGTTTGAGTTAACGATTGAGGAGTTCAACGATCTGTCTCACCAAAACTGCTACTACTGTGGTGCTCCACCAGACTATGAGTATCATCCATCAAATGGTGTGTTCGTTGGTAATGGGATTGATCGTATTGATAACACCAAGGGATATACAATGGACAATGTTGTTCCATGCTGTCCAATTTGTAATGCGATGAAGAACGCATTGACTCTTGATGAATTCTTGTCACAGAGTGTGAGGATCGCACAGAACATAGCCAAGAATAATTATCCGTACTCAGGTGTGAGAGCAACAGTTGCTAAGCAGTTGATACAGAAGCGAGGTGCTGCTGGTGCTAAGCAAAAGGAAAGAAGACCTGTGAAGAAGAAGCAGCTTTCCTTATTTTGTCAACCTAATTCAGATGTGAAAGGAGAAACAATTGAACAATCTATTATCGATACCACTGATACGGGACGTATTCAAGACGTACCTGAGACGGGACTATCTGTCACTCAGCAATGATTACTCAGTGACAGAGCTGATCGACTGTCCCCGAGTAGTGCAGCTCAGGAAACGTCACAAGCAGGAACTCTTCGAGTTGCCTGTGACAGATGACGAGATACGCTCCAACCTCAAGAGCTTCGTTGGTACAGCGATTCATGATGCTGTGTCCAAGCAGCTCTTCGAGTTTGTGAGACGGTATCCTAACTCTGGCTGGATGGCAGAGCGTAAGATTTGGGACAAGATCGCTGGACGCAAGATCGTTGGGAAGTTCGACTCGTTCCTGAATGGGATGCTGATGGACCTCAAGACTACATCAGTTTGGAAATTCATCTACAAACAATTCAAGGAGTACGAGGAACAGCTGAACCTGTATGCGTACCTGCTGCGGGAGGACAAGATCAAGGTGACACTGCTCGAGATCATCATGTGGTTCACAGATTATGATGTGAACAAGACGTACCAGCATGCAGACTATCCGAAAGACTTCATAGAGCCTGTCGTCATTTCCAATTTGTGGAGCCCATCTGTAGCGAAGGACCGCATCGTTAATCTGGTGGAGCTGCACAAGTCAAATGAAGAGAAGCCCGATGAAGAGCTGGACTTCTGCAAACTCGAGGACATGTGGGCAAAGGACAGTGTGTATGCTATTGAAGCACCCGGCAGTCAACGGGCTGTGCGTCTGCTTGACAGCTTGGAAGAAGCAGAGGAGTACATTGCAAAGTCCAAGAACAAAGAGAAGGACAACTGGAACATAGTAAAGCGCACTGGTGAGCGCACCCGTTGTGACAAGTTCTGCAAGGTCAACAAGTGGTGCAATCAATACCAGGCGTATCTCAAAGATCAGGAGGAAGACAAGGCATGACCTTTCCTTTCAGACGGAGGAGTGTGAACAGAAAGGAGTACCGCTACCAGGGTCAGAAGTTTGCAAGCAAGGCAGAGCGTGACTTTGCAGAGTGGATGGACCACTGGAAGATCACATGGATGTATGAGCCAGAATCTTTCAAGTACGTTCTGCCTGACCGTAAGTACACACCTGACTTCAGGGTAGCTCGGAATGATGGCTCGTACTTCTATGTGGAATTCAAAGGGTGGCTAAGGCCAGAAGACAGAACCAAGATGAAAGCGTTCAAGCTGTCCCACCCTGACATAGATGTACGCTTTGTATTTCTAAAGGCAAACAAGCTGATCACCAAGAACTCAAAGACAACCTACTCTGCATGGGCAGAACAGCACGGCTTCAAGTGGGCAGAGAATGAGATTCCTGATGAGTGGCTGGAGGAGGGGTGCGAATGAGAGAATGTAACATATGCGAGAGACGAGGGTGTGACATTGTAAGGTTGGCTCGCAAGAACAGGCACGTGACAGATGATGAAATGCAAGCTGCCATGAGCAAGAGCTGTAGCGTTGCTGTCTTACCCAAGTTGTGGACGCAGCCGATTATCCTGACAGCTCTAGCCACGCACCCGCAGGGTGTCCATGATGTACTGAGGGAGCACAGTCTGTTCTTCCAAGAGTTAAAGGACAAGCCCTTCTTCAGGCTTGTGGTACGGGAGGATTAGCTATGAGGGGAATGAGAGCCAAGGTGATTCGCAGATTCGCTTTGAGACTTTTCATCGAAGCAAAGAAGGACGAGAAACTCAAAGCGTTCTGTGAATCTCGGTACATGCACAACGAGAAGACAGGGCAGATCATCTGTTCTGGCTGGAGAGGTATTTACAAATCCTTGAAGCGAATGTACATGAGGAATGAAGAGGTGGCAGCATGAAGGTAATAGATCTGAAGCGGGTTAGCCAACACGTTTGGGCATCATCTGTTCAGTGTGAGATGTGTGGTCAGCCCTTTGTGATCTATCAGGGTGTGGGTGTTGCAAGCTGCCCAGCCTGTGGCTTTAGAGAGTTGCTAGTGGTGAGGACTGTTGACAATCAAATCCAAGAAGAAACCTATGAGGAGGATTACGAATGACGAAATTTCACAAGCTGATTTGTGCTCTTGTCTGTTTCATCATCATAATGTTTGGTTGCGCTGCAATGCTGAGCACAGTACCTGCTCCTGACATGAGGGACTTTGTTGCACTTGATGGCAGCAACAAGGTTCTGTTTCAGTATCCTGTGCCACCTAACACTCCAGACCTTGGAGGGTCAGAGTTTGATAAGGCTGGTCAGATTGTGTGGATATCATCTGATTCCAAGGCGGTTATCGTCTTTGTCCAGTTCAAGAGAGAAGTGCAGGACAAGGGCATCACAGCTGTTGAGAATTATATCCTGGCTGTACTTGTGAACGGTAGGCCGAAGGTGGCTGAGCATACGCCTATTGCTATCAGCCATAATCTTTTGATACCGGGAAGGCAACCTCTCTCTGCATTTTGGATGATCAAGGGAAAGACCCTTGTGAAGTCCTGCCTTGAAGAGATCGTGCCATTCCTGGAGAAACTCACAGAAGAGCTAGAGTCTGTGGAATGCAAGGGGTGAGGAGAAGACCTTATGTTCGAGCCCGAACAATTCAGATCACTGGTTAAGGATACATTGTGTACGTTGGCTGAAGACTCTGGCATACCCGGTCTTTACAGCGATGAAGCTGTAGAGCTGCTCATGTTGACTGCTGCCCAGGAATCACACCTGGGCAGATATCTTGTGCAGCTCAAGGGACCAGCCAAGGGTGTGTTTCAGATCGAGCCTAACACCCACGATGATTTATTCAAGAACTATCTAACATACAAACCCAGCTTGAAAGCAGCTGTGCAACAGTTCGCTTCGAGCAAGCTACCGCATGAGAACCTGCGCTCCAACCTTGCATATCAGGTTGTCATAGCTCGGCTGATTTATTTCCGCAAGAGTGAGCCCATGCCGAAGACAGGGAAGGTAGAGGATCTTGCCCGGTACTGGAAGGTCCACTACAACACGATGCTTGGCAAGGGTACAATTCAAGAGGCAATGAACAATTACAAACGATATGTCGTGGAAGGAGGAGACAAATGAACGATTGTGAATTTTGTTTTTACCGTGACGTTCCGATGTTTGATGTGCCCTGCAATCTTTGCAAGGACGAAATTGATGGGCCAGACTGCTTTCTGTACAAGCCCAACTTCGTGATGGTCAACCAGTTCCCACTCCTGGCACTGACCGATGAAGAGACAACCTTCCTCGCTTCACGGGAAGAGGTTGAAGCGATGATCAAAGAGCTGGAAGAAGTTACAGCTAAGCTTAGAGCCAAGCTTGCAGAGTATGACTGCAATGTGTCAGCCTCTAGTGATGCTACCACTTGGACGTATGACCCGAGCATGTACGTCAAGGACAGTGAAGAGCAGCTGGAAGAGCTGGAGCCATGGCCTGATTGTCCTACTGGCTGTGAAACCTGCAAGGAGAGGGCGAACTGTAGCAACGTCCTGAAGGACTACCAGGATGGGGACGATTGGGGTGACGCTCCGAAGGAAGACGTTGATTTCAGAGACCTTGGTGCAGCCGTGGGTGAAGTGGTTCAAGAGAAGAACGAGGCTTACGGTGACAGCTTTGTGAAGTGTGGTGAGTTCCTGAAGCTGCTCTATCCCGAGGCTGTGTATCCTGGGCAGTACGTGGACATGCTCGCCTTGGTGAGAATCTTTGACAAACAGATGCGGATTGCTACTAACCCACTCGCTTTTAGCGAAGAGCCCTGGAAAGACATTGCTGGCTATGGTCTGCTGGGGATGAAACAGAACCTCAAGGAGTGATGATGACTAAGAAAGAATTCTGGAAGAAGTGGATGGCTGGCAATGATGGTCCTCCGATATGGAGGGACACTAGACTACAGCGTTCTTTCATGCGTGACTTGGATAAGGTGGTGAAGACGTACAGCAACCACCTTCATGCTGGAATTACAAACGCAATCTTTGAGCTGGAACAGGCTTACAAGAAAGGAGCTAAACAATGAAACTAGTTACACCAAAGCGTTGCCCATTCTGCGGGGCTGCACTCACAAGCGGAACGTACTACTCTGCTGATTACATCTGCGGGTCACACATCTGGATAGAGAGAGAGGAGAGCGTGTGGGTGATCAAGGGCCACGAGGGTGGCTGTCTTGAGGTAGTGAAAGGGATTGGTGGGGTACCAGTGGAATGACATACCTAGAAGATCTCAAGTGCAAGAGGCACAAGGACTACGATGGTAAGTCAAAACCAAAGAGGGGCTGTGATTTCTGTTGGTATCTTTTCTGGACTTTGCACGATGTTCCAGAGTGCTTCCTCCGAGACCCCATACATTCTCTGGAGGTGAAGGAAGATGATTGATCCTGATGCATGTGACCGTGTTCTGTTGCGTGTCTTGTACAACGGGACAACAAAGACCCTGTTCATAACCAAGGACGCAATAGACCACTGTGGTGGTATGGAATGGTTTAGGGAATTCTGCGAGGCTTACAACTTGCGGATAATGGACTATGATGATGAACGTGAAGGCTACCCAGTTGAGCTGACAACAGCTTAGAAAGGACGTGTGGCAAATGAGACTGTACTGTGTGGTTGCACTCCATGAATCCAACTACATCGAAGGTGGTGCTATTGTCGGGCAAGCAGAGATAGCAATCAGCTGGGCTCCCGGCATGGTGGGTGCGTTGCCTGTGTTCAAAGATCTGGAGTCTGCCAAAAGTTACAGCGGTGATATCCATGACATAATGGAGATTGAATTTCCAGAGAGAGTAACATCATAAATAGCAAAGCCCCGAGGGACTTGGTCCCTTGGGGCATATAAAGGAGGTGTGATACAATGACAAAGGTGGGAAAGAATTTCACCGGGGTATATTTCAGGGTGGGTTCTGACAAGAACAAAACTTTTTACATTGCTTACCGAGTTGGTGGAAAGCTAGTGTGGGAGCGGGTTGGCACGGAGTGGGAAGGAGCTACAGCTCAGAAGGCTTACAAGCTGCGCAATGACAGGATAGTCCTTGGCAGCTCCAGAGCTGTAAGGCTCACGCTCAACGCTGCCTTCGAGAAGGTGGTGCTTGATATCAGGGCTGACGGTGGCAGCTCAAGCTATGTGTCCATGGTTGAGTTCAGATACAACCGTTTCATCAAGCCAGTGCTTGGGCACAAAGACCTGAGCGAGATCTCTGTTGAAGATCTCAACAGGCTCAAGCTGTCCCTCATGGACAAGGGGTACGCAACTACCTATGTCAAGTCGATTATCAAAACTGTAAAGGAAGTGTACTCGAGGATGATCTTGGCCCAGCTGTATCAGGGCTTCAATCCCACAGCTGCGATAAGGTTCAAGAAGATCTCGGCTGGAAAGACAAGGGCTCTCAAGCCAGAGGAAACACACAGGCTGCTCGCTGAGCTGGAGGGGGTAAACAAGGACGTGTATCGAAGATCAATGCTTGCCCTATACTCTGGCCTTAGAAAGAGTGAGATAGCAAGGCTGACTGTCAATGACGTGTGCCTGGAACGATCTTGCATTACTGTCCACAATGTGAAGTCCCCGAATGAGGAAGGCAGGGTTCGCACTGTGTTCTTTCCAGGACAGGTCAAGGCTATGCTGGGACAGCTGATCTCTGAAGGGCAGCTCGGCACAGGGGACAAGCTATTCCCCAGGAAGTTTAGGGATGATATCTTTATCAGAGCTGTCAGGAAACTTGGCTTGAATGAGGGTCACGAGAGGAGGGACCATATCACCTTCCACGGGCTGCGCCATACGCATGCCACGATGATAGGTGCGCTGTCCAAAGACCCGTTCATGGTCAAGGACCAGCTTGGTCACAGTGATATAGCCATGTCAATGAAGTACACTCACGTTGACAACAGGTCAGCGGAGTTCGTTCAGAGGATAGGAGAAACACTAACGATATAACCTGAGCCGGGTGGGGGACTAGATCCTTCACCCGGCTTTTTTCGTTACGGGTGTGCGCTCCACCACTTCTCAATAGCAAATATAATCAGAGTCAGGAGTGTTCCCACTGCGGTAGACTTAGCCCAGGTAAGAGTTTTCTTTACAGCCTTGATGTCCTGCGAGTGCAGTTGACACCGGGCTGCTCCTGGACCTTCCTGGAATTCTTCCCAGCTTCCCTTCAATCCATTCACAATGGTTACAAGTTGAACAAGTAAGTCCCTGTCTGTCATGTCTTTCAATTCAATATGGACGTTGTCAGCCATAAGCATGCTTCTGCTATTTACTCGCAGAACCTCCCATCTTTTCTAAAGTTCTCATGGCACCAAGTCCAAGCATGCCAAGTACCAACTCCAATAAGCCGTGTGGCTCAGCAATGGGGAACGCTGCGAGTGCCTGAGCTGTCCAGGACAGCTTCACCCATAGCACACTTGCGAGCAAGTACTGTGGAATGAAGTACGCAGCCAGAGAGATAGAGCAGACCCAGCCCACGCTTGGTCTCCAGCCACTGACGAAGACACTCTTGTTAGATGCCTCGGCAATGTTCACGTCCATCTGTCCTCTGTTAGCCAAGCTTTCCAGCTCAGCAATCTTCATCAACAGCTCAGCTTTCTTCTCGGGGTCAACCTCTCCTGTCACAGCTGCTCGGATATCCCGAGCCAGAGATCCTATCCCCTCGAAGGTTCCTTTGATTGTTCCCGCAGCAGCTCCCGCCACTAGATCTCCTAAGAATCCCATAGCAGTCCTCCTAATTCTCTACCATTCCCTGTTTGAATTGCATTGATGTTATAGCCCGGATTACATCGTGCTCAAAATCTTCGAGCACCTGCTCCGTTGTGAACCTTTCATTTGCAGCACCCATCAACCCAGCCATGACAACATGCAGCACCTCATGCATTGCAACCTCGCTGAGTGTCTTGTTGTTGACGGGCATCTCGTCACCCCAATCACGGTAGATCGTGATCTTCGCTGTGCGTAGGTTATACGTACACACACAGTCCGCAAGACACTCCGTGTCAGAGCGAGAGCCCTCGCCTTTGATGATCCTCCAATCAGTTATCCTAAACTTTACGCACCACTCCCCTACGCACTTCCAGAATTCAGCAACGTCTTTATCTGTGAGACAGTTTGGTGTGATGCTCTTGCACTTCATGTTATTCCTCCAGTTTGCCCTTGGCTTTATCCACAGCCTTCTTGAAGATTTCGTTTCTCTTGGTTAACAGTTCATTCAGTTTGTCACGCTTCTCTTCTGGACTTAGTTTCTCGCTGAGGTGCACAAGCTTCATCTTTGCATTCAGCTTTGAGATCTTCTCTTGATACTTCCCGAAGGTCTTTGACAGCCTGATCTCTGTCTTGTTCTCGGACCTGTACTCTCGTGCCTGTGCTTTGTCCAGCTTCTTCATTTCCCTGTAGCTGACCGCTGCTTGGTCAAAGTCCTGAGCGTAGTCATAGTACCGCTCCTGAGACTTTGTGAAAGTGGGCACGTCCTTGGTGTCAACAAATCTCCCGGCACCAGCTATGCTAAGAAGCCTGTCCATGTTGCTCCCAGCGGGGTCTTTGCCCGTGAAGTAATCAATAGCTGTGTCAGCTGCATTGGCAACCTCGTCTGCTATTGTCCCGAACACTCCACGCATTGCCTTCTCAATCCTGAGCGGACTAGCAATCTCATCCCACAACCCGGCAGCACTGGCAGCTTTACCAATGTACTTGTAGATCTCCTTTGTCCTCGGGCTCACCTGGAGTTCAGGCTCCATGTTTTTCATGTGCTCGGGTACAATCTTCTGACCAGTGAAGAAGTCTCTGTTAGCCCACTGCTCTACTGCTGGCTTGATTACTTGAGGCACAGGGTTGAAACAGAACGTGTCCATGATGATGTTGCCCACCATCGAAGCAAGTTCCTTGTTTGTCCTGGTCCCAGCGAAGTACTCACCCAAGGCCATTGGCAGAACGATGAATGCAGCACCTGTTTCAAAGGGGAGTGGCAGCTTGACCTTTACTCCGAAGAGATTGAAGCTCAGGTTCGTTCTCTTCTGGTAGTCAACCTTTTCATCATCATCATCTGCACCATAGTATCCCCACATGAACGCAGCTGTGGACGCAATCATACCCCGAAGCCAGAATTGATTTCTGGTTTTCTGGTCAACAGAGTTTCTCCCCATCTTCATCAAGCCCTGGATACGGGCATTGAGGAAGGGGATCGAAGAGATCAAAGTCTGCATCCACTTCGCCTTGCCACTGTTGTGGAAGTCGAGCAGATCTCTGGCCTGGAAGCCAGCCTCGAGGTCAGACACACCATGTTCTCGCAACCTGAGAAAGAGCCCCATCCTGGCTGCGTTTTCAGAAGCCTCGCCAACCTTCTCCCAAAAGTCTTTGTACTGTGTCCACCAGTTTTTCTCACCGAGTGCTTTCTCCCGCAAGTTCTTCACAGCACTCTCTGTCTTTGCCCTCATCTCGTGTGTCTTGAACGAACCACCGAATGCGCTACCAGTTCCAGCAAACCCCACGTACTCAGGTGTCTCTTTCCAAACATGGTACACACCCTTCAAGCTGTCATAGATCGGAATGAAGTGGTTACCAATGAAGAAGGTATGCCACGTGTCTCGGAAGAAGTTTGCCAACCTGAATCCTGGCAGCTGTGTGACACCCCAAGTGAGCAGTCTCTTTGGTGCTGTGAGTATCTTGCTGATGTTGGAGTGTGCGTCTATATCAACCAGTGCATCGTACAACCACGGGTCAAGCACCTTGAAGCGTTTGGTCTTACCCTTCACCCGGATATCAATCTCATGTCCCTGTGGTCTTCCGGGGAAATCTTTTATCTCTTCAATCAACCCCTGTTGTTTTGCGAAGGCGAGAGATTTCTTTCTCGCTACGTTCTCAAGTGCATTGTTGAGCAGGAATGCGTACTGGTCAACAAGGTTAGCAAAGGGGTCATTGAGGTTCTTCTCAGATCCTTTGAGTTTCTTGATCGTTCCGATGTTCGATCCCTTCTGCGGTAGCAAGCCCTGGACTTCACCTGATCTCCAATCTTCCATCATTCTGAAGAAGGGGATGTAGTCTGTCCTTTCCCACTCAGCTCGTGTCTCAGGATCGATGAGCCCACACTCCTGAATGAAGTCGAGCACTGCCTTGTTGATCTCTCGCAGTCTCTGTCTGCTCTCGTCCCACACCTTCTTGTTCGCTTGGTAGTCTTGCTCTGTCTCCTTCAATATCTTGTTGATCATGGCTTGATCATCAATCATGTTGCCATTGTCATCAAGGCCGAACAGGTTGGTTCTTCCATCGTTCAGCAGCTCCTGAGCTGACATGGCTGTGAGCCTCTCGAAGAATGCAACATGGTCCTTCCCTAGTTTCTTGACAACCGAGAACAGCCCACCTGACTTGTCCTTCATGATCGATATCCAATTGTTCACGTACTTCGGTACACCATGTACCAGGAAGTTATTGAAGATCGTTGGGAACGAGTGGAGCAGCTTGAATGACTTGAAGCCACTTACGGCTGCATCATAGTCACCCTTCTCCAGCGTAAGCAGTGCTTGCTTGGAGTCCGATATGTTGGTCTTGATCGTTTCCCAAATGGTTCTCTTCATCTGTTTGACAGGGTTGACCGTACCCTTTGGACCGAGGTTGGGAGTGTAGTACTGTG